GGTATACGTCATTTAGAGGTAAGCTCATAAAGATAAGCATCAACCTGATCGTTGTTACGGATGAAGTCCTCTACATCAGCTAGTTCGTAGAAGGGATCACCATCCTCATCACCAAAAGGATCGATAAGAACATACTCATCATAGTCATCACCAAACCGTTGAACTAGGTCATAGCTGGTGCAGTCTTGCACAGCATCACGCAGTTGATCGAATGTGAATGTAGACATGTTGGTGTTAGTGAGTGGTAAGGTGGACAGTTGACTAGAACTCAATCTCTTCAAGAGTTGGCTCTACATTAGTGGGTTGGACAAAGGTGGCTGTAATCATCTCAAGCACAGACAAGAGATCATTACCAGTAGTAGCTTTGGACAGAAGACCAGTAGCTACTTTACGGTCAAGAGTAAGGGACATAATTAAACTCCGATAGTTGTGTACGTTGCCATGAACTAATGTTTAGCGTGCATGTGGCTCTGCACAATACATAAACACTAGGTCGTAGTGTCAGGTCGGGCTGCAACCTATAACACATCGTGGGATCGCTCGCTCCACTAGTTCCGTCTTGTGACGACCTACATATGCAATTGTCTAGGTGCTGGTTGCGGCTTAGCAGCCACTGGTGGAGCACAGCTCACGCCTCCCCCACCGATGAACCTACCATACCACGGATGGCTTGGAGTGTCAAACCCAAGAACCCAGTGGAACCGTGTAGCCCCCTAACTGACCCTATCAGCGTTCCTTATCGATGCTTACCGTGTGGTCGCTGTGTGATGTCGTGCGTGAGTGTGAATAAAGTGGGCACAGTGTGTGAACATAGCATTTACTCATATTCTCAATAACGGGCGTTTATTGGGATTCCAACTATCTATCAACATATCGCCTGTAAGGTGCCTCTATGTAGCCTCAGCTGTCTCCATACCTAACAACTGTTAGAGGCGTGTTAGAGAGGCTTGTAGGTGTGGCTGAGAGTGTTATAGCTGCAGTGTCCTACTGTTATAAGTTGGCCAGACAGATCACTTGATATCCACCATAAGTATAACTAACTACTAACTCACTATGTTATAACAATACCTTATCATTACCAGTTACTAACACCTTGTGCCCAATATTCCACCGCTACTAAATAGTATACCACTGGCTAGCAGTGCACTATATACAGTGCTGTCTATTAATATACCGTGGGAGTCCTTGATCGCAAGAGGGGGGCACTGGGGGGAATTACGAGGCCCACTGGCGATATAAGGCTTGTTAAATTTATGTCAAAAATTAAAGGGACCCCCTATACGCCACTTAGAGGCCCCTTTAACACGTTATACGTCTAAGACAGCACAAACATTAGGAAGGTGCTCTTGCAGGAGCTTATAGGCACCTCTAGCGATGATCCTGTGTTCCTCCTGTGTTCCATTAGCACACCGTAGTTGACAGTAATGAATCCAGGACCTAATGGTACCATTCATGTACAGTCTAGTCGGTGTAGAGAGTGGTAGTACTTCTCTAGCACACTCCTTGGCTACCCCAAGTTCTAACAGTCGTGTGTATGCCTTGTAACTCTCAACCAAAGATACAGCAGCGATTTGATCAGCTTCCCTAAGTACTTCTTCACTGAGTGTATCTGTGCTATTCTGTCGGTTCTTAGGATCAGGTGCTCTAAAGTATGGCATCTCAGGTCTTAGCTGTACCTCTGCATACCTTTGACTAAACTCCTGAAAGCTAAAGCTCCTATGGCGTAGAATCTGTGCTGCTATACTACGGGTAGTGTTTATCTCGACGCACATATTCACCATTTCAAATGGAGACCAATGTTTATGCTCGATTAGATACCTAATGAGTCGTTGAGAGGTCTCTGTATTGTCTTGGTTAGCTGGGTTACTTACACGTGCCATGTAAGCGATAAGCTCTTCAGCGTTAGGGGTGATGTGAATGAGTTTGACTTGGTGGGTAGTCATTTGTGGTCTAGTTGTTGGTAAGCTGAGATGTGTATGTCGTCATATAATGATGGGATATACCGATGTCTAATTTTTACATCATAGTCCTCATCATAATAGTTTTTTGACACATTAACTTGTTTTTGTTCATTAAAGGTACGAACAGGTCTCCATATGTAAGTAGGTTGTTTACGATATGTTCTACTCATACGTTAACGGAGGTTATTGGGAGAGTTAATAACAGTAGAGACAGTAATAAGAACCTCGCTTCGCTCGGTTACTTATACAGTACTCACAGTATTAACATTAATAGTTCAGTGGAGTGGAAGTTTGTGTCTTTGGTGTTTAGTAGTACTTACAGAATGTCCATTCCCAGGGACATTAATAAAGAGGAAGATGTGTCTCGATAGAGGCATGTCTTCCTCCCTTCACGGGTTCTGGTCCACCCTCCAGTTCCCGCTTTACGGGTGGGATCTCAGGATCCGTTCTGCTGGAATGGATTACAAGAAATGTTCACTGCCAAACATTTTTAGCTGACCCACGTTGGTACGACTCGTTTAGTTGTTTTACCTCTAGCTTGTCTACGTTGTTCTAAATTCATCCCCATGACTAGATGATTTGTAGCAGCTATTGGGTCATCTATGAATGTCTCTAGTAGATCGTTCCACTCCTCTTGTTTACGCATCTTAACTGCTTCATAAGCAGAGATACCCATAGCATCTGTAAAGTATTTAACGCCTTGTGCTAGAGAGTCTAATCTGTCGTCGTGTTTAACTGCACCTTTTTCACGACACATCCTAGACATTTGGTAGAAGAGCATATACAGTAGACGCTCCTCAGGTGCTGCATCCTTATTGGAAGAATAGTCCCATTCAACAACACCCCGATCAACAATAAGTTTATGTTGATTCATGATAGGTTCTAAGGCATCAATGATACGGTCTTCCTTACGTACATTGGCTCGTACCTCTTCTACATCTATTGCTTGTTTAGTTTGTTGGAGGTGCTTCTTAAACAGTTCTGCGACGATACCGTCTCCGAAGTTTGTTTCGATGAGTAGTTTAGTAACATTGTACCGCTTACACCCACGCAAGATGTCAAGAAGTGTATTGTCGCTATAACCGTCGCGATAAGCTCGTACTTCGTGAACGTAGAGAAAGCCATTCTTTTGTGAAATGTATGTAGCTGCTGTTTCATCACTACCCCTACCACTAGGGTCTACGGAGCAGATCGTTTCTGTGTAGGGACTCCAATCACCTTGGAGTTGCATCGGGGAGTAAAAGTAATCACCTGGTAGGCCAACCGTAGGCAGATCCTTGAGGCAATTACGAGGGTCACTGCACCACACAACAGCATCCGGCGCTTGAGTCGGGTTAACAGAGGCAATGACAAGATCACTGAATTTAAGTGGGAACTTTTCTGCATCACTTAATGTTGTGTCTAATTGGAACTGTAGCATAAAGTTGCTACGACCCATTGCAGCTTCACGTTCTACTAGGTCTTCACTTGAGAAGCGATCAGGATCTGTAGGGGTCCACTCCTCCACACCCATTTCAATGTCTTCTACAATCTGTGGAGACAATAGCCCTTCATACTGTGATAGCTTATCTTTACGTGGGTATCTAGATGGCCAGACAAAGGGTCGGTAGTTACGCTCTGCTAACTTACGATAGATGGTGAAGGTAGTCTGTGGTGTTCCCAAATACATGATTCGGGAGTCCTTCTTTGGTGTAAGGATAGACTCAGCCTCAGTACATAACTGTAGAAGCTTCTCACGCATCATCTCGGTCATAGAGTTACCAGGAACCTCAATGTCGTCGAGAATCATTAGGTCTGCACGAGATCCAGTAAGTTGTCCTGTGATACCAACGGACTTAACGGATGGTGCCTGGTGAGGAGAACAGTTAACATCAAAGCTAATACGACTCCATCGTGAGTCATCACTCTTAGGTCTTAGGTGTGCCAACCATGGTGTTTCAATAATGAGCTTCTGTAGGAAGATAGACATATTATCAGCACGCTCTTTAGAGGCTGAGATAATCATAATCTTCTTTTCTGCATCATTAAATAGCGTCCACAACACAAACGCTCCAGTAATCCAGGATTTACCGACTCCTCGGAAAGCTTGGATCTGTAGTCGTTTAGGACCATTCTGGAGATAGTCAGCGATTGCGTACTGTGCTCGTGTTGGGGATGGTAGATCTAATTGTTGCCATAGAGCTTGAAGAAACATCTTGAAGTCTGACTTTATAAGATCCAGTGCTGTTGTCGTTTCTCCAGGTGGTTGGACCTTCCGGTTTGTCCTTTTGCCATTGCCTGACGGTGAAGTCATGTCTATCGGTTACAAATAATGGGTGGGTAGTTAATGAGTCATATTGTAGTACGCTCCACCTATCCTTAGGTAAGGTATTACATAATAGATCAATGTATTTGTACGTATGTTCTACGTATGTATCATAAAAAGTAGAATCAGTAATGTAGTCCTTATACCACTCAATACGCTCCATGCTTTTAATAATATCTTTCTTATCACGCTCCATAAAAACAAAGTGAGACTTAGGGAACATGTAAGAAAGTTCTAACACAAACTTAATGATAAAGGGAGCCTGTATTACAGCATTATGTGGTATAAAGTTAGGAGTATATTCTGATTCATCTACATAGGTACGGTTAAGATCAGAAGCTAAGATACGAGCTGCTATTGTTGTACCGCTTCTCTGAGGACCTGTAACGAAAATTGGAGCCATGGGTGGTAGATTGTACCTAAATGGTGGAAGAGAGGCCCTACAGGGGCTTGTAGGTACCTCTCATGAAGGATTAGTCAGCGAGCTTAGTGCGAGCCCCACTGTATAGATTGGTAAGACGTTCTGTTTCTCCAATACGCATGTTATTAGAACGTATAATCTGTTGAGGATCTTTGGGTCTAATACGCATAGCTGGATCATATGTACCGCCCATTAGTTTCATGTAATTAAGGGCAGCATTTTTAGATGGCGCAAATCCTTTGCTAATCATAGTGCTAGTTACTGGATCCTTACCAATAGCATAAGCAATTTTGATCTTACGAATAAGTTCCAAAAGTGGGTTTGTTTCTTTTGGTTGCTCCTTTTTCTTTTCTTGTTTAGGTTCTACCATCACACGTCTCCTTCTTTTCTAATGGTACGTGACCAAGCATCAGTAATAGCTTTCTGTGCTTGTCGTTGTAGCCATGTCAACTCATTAGTAATTTTAGCAGCAACAGGATTGATTGCTTTATTTACTGTAGGTATAAGTTTAGATGCTTGTTGTACTGTTTTAACAACAGCTTTTTGTGCTTTAGGTGATCTAATAGTATCAATAGCTACGTTAGCAATATCAGCTGCTGTTGAAACAGCTTCAGCAGGTATAGTGGCAACTGGCACATAAGAAGCAACATCGGCAGCTGATGAAATACCTGCAATGGCTGCTTGTGCAATATCGGCAGGATCTTTTGTTTGTTGAGCTATTTGTGTCCTACCAGCAGTTTCTGCAGCACTAGCAGCAGTACCAAGAGGACCTAAAGCTGCAATACCACCAGCAGCCATAGCTGTTAATGCTGCCCTGTTTGGCATCAACCGTTTAGCAAGTGCTCTATTACCGACTGGTTCAGTGGCAAGTACTGGAGCCAACCTTCCGCCAGTTTTAGGAATTGCCGGTACTAACCGCTTAGATCTGTTAACATCTTGCGTGACTTCAGATAAACGTTCGCTTGAAACTGGTCTACCATAACGTGGGTCAAATCCAGTTTCTTGCATTGACAATTTTTGCTCTTCTGCTAATCTGCCAAATTGAGATTGTACAGTTTCACCACGATCAAGTTGAGAACCAAAAATTAAACCAATTTCATCTGGATCTGGTGTGTTGCCTCTTGCTTCAAACTCAGCAACACGTTGAGCAATTAATCGGTTAGGATCAACTCCATTAGAAATAGCCTGAAGGTCAGATTGCTTTAAATGCTCAGAACCTAAAACATTTAATTTATTCTCTGCAAGATCCCAGTTGGTAAAATCTTCCAACCAACCCATAGAACCACGACCTGTTTCAGCTACTGCTTTAATGTTACCACGAGGAGCAGCGCCATGCAACTCATTTAATGCTCCAATTTCAAGAGATCCAGCCCTAGCACTTTCAGCTCCACCATACTTATTAGCAAGCCAGTGACCACGGTGAAACGGTACTCCAGTTTCCGCAGAAAGTTGTCTACCAATATCACCCATTTTTTTCCATTCAGCTTTAACAGCTTTTTCATAACGTGTGGCTTCTTCAATGCCACGACGAGATGCAATTTCATCAAAAACAGGACGAGGTAACCCACCTTCTGCCGACATGTATTGGCGACGATTAATACCAATTTTACCTGTATCACTAATCGTTAAAGGCAACCCACTATAAGCACGCTGAGTAGCAAGTCTTTTTTCTGGATCAGCTTTTAGTAAATCTGTAACCTTACTAATTTCCTCTCCAGTTTTAGCAGAGCGAAGCGCTTTATTGTAAGCCAATCGAGATTCAACAATTCTCAATGCTTCTTTATTACTGATATTAGGATTAGAGGATTTAACTGCTTCAACTTTTTTTTGAATAGTTTGCAAAAACTCTTCCAAAGATTTAAAGGGGTGACCCTGAGCATCCTTTGCTGGTAAATAACCACCCCTTTGGTAATAATCAAAAATAAGTTTAGATCCTTTAGGTGTCGAAAAATCAGCCTGAGCAGCTCTTTCTCGAAGGATCTCAAATCTCCTTTGAGCTTTTGATTTGCCTCCAGGCATTAATTTTGGAGCCATCACTCATCACCCAATAACTGCACCACCACCCATTCCTTGCGCCTTCTTTTTCTTTTCCTCTTCACGACTCATAATGGCCTGTTGGCGTTGCTTGCTCATTAGGTCCTCACGTCCAGCACCACGTTGACGTGCCTGATCTTTCTTTTCACGTTCTTCTTTCATTTTCTTAAGGCGTTGCAGGGTATCGTTTTTAGATTGTTCTTGGGTATCCTTAGAGCTAGACGCCTTTTCTTGAGAAGCCTTTACTTGTTTATCAACAGCAGCAAGTTTACCTTCTTTACTAGGATTGTCAGTAGTGCCATAATCACGAGCCATACGAGAGATATTACTCGGTTCAGCATTACCGTAATTAGGTTCACTCATATAAGGTCTTTTCTTTGTTGTTGCCATAATTAATTAATGTGTGATAGAATTAAAGTTTCCCTACTGGTAATACCGAAAGTATCTCTCATCCATTGTAACCAATTTCTACTTCCTTTAGCCTGATTGCACTTCTTACAGGAGGGTACCAAATTTGATGTAAGGTCTTCGCCACCAAGACACTTAGGGCGAACGTGGTCAAGTGTAAGTTCATGTAATTCATAAGTTTCTCCGCAGTATACGCATTGACAATTAAAGTATTCCTTAATTGCACGACGGTGTAGCCTTTTTGCTTCAGAGCTTGTCATCGTTATTAGGTTGTGGAGGTAGTGATCAGGACTAGGAAATAGCGGTGTCACATTATTAGAATGGAAGAGTAATGCCGAAGATCTTTAACGGAGACTGTTTCTTTAGAGAAGTCTGAGGCATTGGTTTAGGTACAGCAATAGGATAAACTTGGTCTAGTTGTTTTGCATAACTAGCCCTACGTTCATTGTGAGGTTCACTAGGCTTGAAGTATGTATTACTGAAGTACAGTGCAGCATCTTGTGCAGTTGTCTTCTTAGGTGCATCCTCAAAGGATCTAGTGTAGCCAATCAGGGAGTTACCATTGGGATCATAATCTCCTCTATACTCCTTAGCAATATATTGCAATTGAGCATCAGGATTATTTCTGTTTGGATAACGACTAGCCCATTGATCATAGGCTTGACGCCTAGCACCAGTAAATTGTGCAATACCTCTACCAGCGCCACTACCACCTTCTACCACGTCTAACTTACTAAGATCAGCAGAACCAGTCTCTTGAATTAAATTAGCAGTAAATCCAATTGCTTGTTCCCTATTTAGCTTAGGGATTCGACCATTGCTCCACTTAGACATAGTGCCGTCAGTAAGGAGCTTAATAGTCCGAGCAATCTGTGGTGACGGTTTAATCTTTAGTGGATCAGCCATACTTCTTCCCCTTACGTGGGCGTGTACGGTTAGCTTTGGGAGACTCTAGTTTTCCTTTATTGGGTCCAGTATGGGAAGCATCCATACCATCACCATTACCGTAAGTACCAAGTTTACGGTTCAGTTTATTGGCATTAGTGCGGATCTTAAGACCCTCTTTTGTTTTATTATACTCAGCCTGTTGCTTAAGCCGCTTAGCCTTAGCCTCAGGATTAGCTTTGTAATACTTAGATGTGCGACTTGCCATACAACCTCTTTTGAATAAGTTCAGGGTCTACCTTAGGCATAATGGTAGCAAGTTTATCAAGGGGGTTACCCTCATATGCAACCCCACTGATATCATTCTTGGATAGCCAATCACAAGCCGCTTTAAGATCAGCTGTAGAAGCTTCACCTGATTTAATACGAGCTAGGAACTCATTAGTTACAAGATTGTGCAGTTCATTGAACTGATCCTCTGTGGCCTTCTTATTAGCCATTTCTCAATACAATTTGATCTAGTTTATTTTCGATGCGAATCATATGATCCTCCATCTTTTGTAGGGCATTAGCTAATTCTTGACGAGGTACGTATTTTTCAGCAAACCGTAGTTCAATAGAATCCATACGTTTATCCAATTGATCCATGCGTGTATTAGATCGACTGTTAATTGCTGCAATACCGCCACCAATACCAATCACCAAGGAAGCAACGCCTGTAATGACTGCCTCAATCATCGCTTATCGTTGATAATGTTTACAAGTTTAGTGCTGTAGTTAGGATCAGTGGCGTATCCTTCCTTGACTAAAAGTTTACAACACTCCTCAATGGAAGTTGCTCGGTTAACTCCTTTATAGTTTTTATAATCTTTATACCAACGTTGTACTAAATACGACACACATGATTGCAGGTCAGGAAAGTTAATAAAACCAGCAGTAATAGTAATCCACTTACCATCAATGAACTCTTTAGTTTCGTGGTCAGTGCCAGATCCCTTAAGCCCAAAGTAATTATAAGCTCCACTGGTGTGCTTACCCCACCCACTCTCTAGTGCCCATTGAGCAGCTACTACCTCAGGAAATTTGGCTCCTGCCTTAGAGGCAGCAGTGATGACTCCCTCCCACGTATTAGCAACAGGAGCGATAGGTTGCGGTGTAGCTGTAGGTCTAAATGTCATGAACCATCCAGTACCTGTACCTTCTACTTCCCAACGCTTAAGCCAATTCTTCCAAGAATAACGAACGCTACTACCACCACTACCAATAGTGACATAGCCACCGTTGACGTTATCCATCTCACCATATGGATCATGGAAAACACCACGCTCTCCATCATCACCAATCAATAACATCCAATGCCCACCACCCCTAGGAGCAGTAGCTGGACCTTTATGTAGAATACCAGTAGCAACTGGATAACCGTTTTTAAGTTCATTGATCAAAGCCTGCTTGGTACCTTTTTGATAGAAGGTAGCCAAGATACCGTACTGCTGACAAGCTTTGATGTGTGATGTATATTCAGTTGTATCCCCATACTTCAGTACAGTACGGAGGTAGTCATCATCTGCATTACTACCACGAAGCGCCCCAGGTAGAAGATACTTGATGGCCATAGCACATGTAGAGCTAAAGCACATCCGATCTCCGTGACCTGTGGCGCTATCAGTTTGTGGGTAATACTGCTTAACTTGCAGCAGTACCATTTTTACTTACCTTTAAAGGTACGACGGATACGGCGAACAGTGTCATCCTCAGTACGTGTTTTACTGAAGTAAGCAGCAGCCATAGAAATAGCTTGGGTGACTGTGTTAGCCTTACGCTTCTTAGTCATACCAAGATATTCAGAAGTAATGAAAAGCATGAAAAAAGCAAGCGTCTCATAGGACACTTTAATGCCAAGAATAGTGATCATGATTTACCTCAGACGGTAGGTTGTGTATTCCAAGGGACTCCAGAACCAGTCACAGGAGTACGTTGAAGGTCAAGTTGTTGCTGCAGTGCATCCTGGATTTCTTGTACTTTCTCTGGACCGAATTTATCGGCTACCCAGCTAGCAACAGTAAATTCATCAAGGTCAGCAAAAGGAACCATGCTATCAGGATCAGCAGGCTCAAGACCAATAGAACCGTAAGCACCAGCGCTATAGGCGTCATCTTTAGCAGTCACCGTATAGTGAACTGTAGTGACTTCACCAGTAGCGAGGGTACGCTCAAGGTTTGCAATGTTCCAAGAAAAGGTGGTGTTAGACATTAGATAACAGGGATTTCGTATTCTTGAGTGGTATTTGCGTAGTGCTTCC